ACATGAGTAGATTATTCACAAACGACACTTTTGTGCAAATAATGTCAGGACTTGGTGACATACCTGCAATGACTAATAAGCAAAAACTTAAAGAAATATTTTTTGGTAAAGGTGCAGTAGGACAAGCAGTAGCTACAGTGGCATTAAACGTGCAACGAGAACGAGAGCTATCTCCTGCAGTTACTCAAACTAAACGTATGTTAGATAAGAAACCAACGATGGATTTTGACTCAATATATGGAGTAACTCCCTAGCAGTGTTCAATAACTTCCATATTATTTAGTTTTTGCTCTATCTTGTGAGCTTGTGCACGAAGTTGTTTTGCAACTCGCACTAAATAATCTTTACTGCTACCACTGATACGTACATCATTTTTCCTAAGAACAGCGATTGTGTGACTTTGCACAAGAGCCTCAATGATTTCATCCCAGGTGTATTCACAGAAGGAAGGGTCTTCATTCTCTGGAGCTATTATAGCACCGATACCATTTATAGTTAGTGAAAGTTCTAACTCTAAGTCGTTTACAAGTTCAACTCTTTTTATCGACATCTTTTATTTTTCTTCCTTTAAAGAATACTATTAGGTTAATTATTGTGTTAATTGTTACTGCTGTAACTAGCCACAGTTGCCACGGCTCTATCGTCATACTTTTCCTTTGATGGGAGTCTGTCCCAGTCTTTTATACTCATCTTAAATCTAGTTAAGGCACTTCTATTATCCTTGTTAACTAGGTCTCCTTGTGATATTCTTGCCCACTTTCTACCCTCGACTACATACACTAGGTACGTACCACATAGGGGAAAACGTGACTCAAAAAATCTAGCTTTATATCTTTGTGCATTTTTCCACACTGGACTCAATGGTTTCTCTATCTTTGACATCTTTGTTCCTTTCTCTAAATGCCTTAATTACGTCTGATGAAAATAGTTTTTGTATATTAAGTAAATACATCTTTGATGCATTGTGGTCGCCTCCGTTTACGCTTTTAGTGTAATCAAGAGAGTTAATAATACTACGTAAAACATCAGTGCGAAAAACAAGTGTTGCATAGGTTTCATCCCCAATACAGAGGTTATGAAACCAATAATCTGATTCTGTTGCTTTGATTCCCGAAGGTTTGCCATAACTTTCATACTCCACTGCTATGTTTCCAGTTCGTTGCCACATATCTCTCTCAGATTTAACTTCAATCTTTTTATTCTGAAGCATATCTGCAACTTGTTTTTCTCTGACCTCACCATAGTTCAAATCAATATCGAACTTCTTTCGGTCTTTTACTGAGGGCTTCACTTCTTTTTGCTTTCAGTACCCTCAACATTTTCTTCTGGTTTTCTATCTAAATACTTAACTACCATAGACAACCTATCTTCATAACTACCAATCTGTTGAATCTCTTTATCCATTGCTTCAATGATGTCTGAATGTTCTCCGATACCAACAGAAGTTCTTAAATAAATTTCAACATTAGCTATGTGTTTATTAATATTACCAATATAATACGACTTAATCGCGTTTAATAATATCTCTCTCACTTTTATTTCTCCTTAGATTTTTAAAGTAACTTTTATTAAATCCTCTTAACCATTCTTTCCCTCTAAAAGAAGAGGGACTAAATGGGTTAGTGGACTCGTGTATAATAGACCTTGTCTTCTTAGTTCTATAAAAGTCTCTTTGACCTTGCATGTAGAATCTGTCAACAACAGCCATATTATCTCCTAGTTAACTATATCAACCACTTCACAGCTATCTGCTGTACAAGCTAGTGTTTGATTACCTATAGTATTATCTTCTTTTTCATACTCAGCGAGTTTTGTCCAATCAATAAACTCAGGCATCTTAGTTAAAAAGTCTTTATAGTGCTCTTCATCACAATCTTGATAAGGAGCTTGTTCATAGACCATATCACTTCTTGGAAGAAAAGACAAGCCCGAAGCTATATTAAAATTTTTATATATCCAAGCACCAGTCTCAAGCCACTCATCTTTACCTACAGATATAGTTACAGATGGCTTATGCTCACACCAATGCATCGCATAGACTTTCCAAAACTCTAATTGTTCAATAGCAGACATATCATCTCTAGTGACACACATATCAGGTGCTTTGATAGGGAAGCTAAACACAGCATTGCTTTGACTCCATCCATCAGTTTCCCATGGTATGTTTTGGTCCATCATAAACTGTGTGAGTGGGTCTTTTTTATCACCACGAACAGTTCTTATATAATATTGACTATGTCTTGCATGAATACCTGACGCAGAATCTGTGAGTTGTGAAACTGTGCCTGATGGTTTTACACAAGTAATAGCAGTTGATTGTGGTATGCCAATATCTTTAGCTAACTCTTTATTAGTGTCCACTGCTATCGTCTTAAGTATATTTAATACACTTTCTAAATCATTGCTATCTTTGCCATTAGTAATAGCATTATCCATAATACCTGTCATAGATACACCTAGCAATCTCTCCTCAGACGTATTATTGTACCATATCTTACGTAAGTATGGAAAGTGAGTTAAGGTAGATTGAAATGTACCTATTATTGTAGCTATGCGAACTTTTCTTTCTAAGTCTTTAATAGTATCAGTGCCACGTACAATTATCTCAGACAGATTACAAAACTGATATGGTCTAAGTATAATCTCACTACATGGATTAGTGCCAAAGTCATAGGAAGAATCTCTTCTGCCGTTCTCAGCCGCTTTATCTTGAGCCGCCCCACGATAAAACATACCTCTTTCACCAGTGCCAGACTCAGCAAGTGAAAGCCATTCTCTCATAAATGTATATGCATCTGGCTTATCTGTATAAGCTACTGAATTATTTGACATTTGTCTCTGTGGCTCAGTCTTATAAAACTCACCAGTCTTTGCATGTCTCATTCTGCCATCAGATAAATTAGACAAACTAATCATAGCAGAACGTCTTACGCCACCAGATACAACGACTTCTCCAACTTTACACATAAGGTCATGGCACTCTAGGCTTGACAACTTTCTACCTTTTGCTTCTTTAAACACTTTTAATGTGAATCGAAACAAATTATCTAACGGAACTGGTCCTGATGCTCTACCACCAAATATCTTTAGCTTTGCACCTGCAGGTCTGATAAGAGATAAATCCCACTTAGGTATCTCACCTGCCCATAGTAAAGCCAATAGCTTACGGAAAGCTTTAGCCCAGCCCTCTTTGCTATCCTTTACAATAATAGTTTCTTCTGTATCAAATAATAATCCAGGAACTTCAGGCAACTTATTTATGCAGTCTCTCTCAACAGAAAAGCCCACACCAGTGCCACACATTAATATATACATAGCTTCATCAAAGGCTTTAGGGTCATCCACTGGTAAGTAAGAACAGTTGTACCCTGCAGTATTATCTCTATCTAAAGCCTTGCCTGCAGTCATCATCGCTCTCATAGAGGGCATAACTTCAGAGTGAAGTATTGCTTCATGTATGTCTTCTTTAATTTTATCAGGCATAGCATAATTATGTTTTTTAGAAAGATGTGAATCCATAAAGTTTACATATCTTCCTACAGTTTCATGCCATTCTTCTCTTCTGTTCTCATCATCAAGCCATCTAGCATATCTAGATTTGTGAATAAATTGTTGATAATACGTTGGTAAAGTTACATTACTCTTCATCTTAATATCCTTATAGTTACATCTTTTGTTTCTAGCCCTACTATTTCATGTAGTAGGTCACTTACCATGTCCTCCAATATAAAAGGAAGCTCATCTTTGTCAAGTGTGAACTCTTGCGAATCAACTTCAGCAGTCACTCTTATCGTTATTTTAGACTTCCTCATCTTTCACCGTATCAATCAAGCGAGATAAATACCACTCAGCTTTCTGCAAATCCTCTACAGGTTTGCCTTTATATCTATATCTCCACAGATACTTCATAATATTACCTTGTAGGTAACTTTTAAATTCACTGCCAGTGGCAGCTTGTATAGCATCAATACACTCAATGCCAAACTCATTATAATGTGAAGGACTATTTACCATATCCATAATCTCTTTATGGTCAGACTGTTCCTTTGCTTGTTCCGCTTTCATTCTCATGTACTCCAAGTGTCTCATTAGTGTATCGTTACTTGTGAATTATTTGTCTCTTCGTTTATACTTATTCTTCCATCTTCTAATACTTGGTCAGTATCTCTAATGGCAGTATGCACCATACCTCTTGTGAGCAAAGCATAAAACATAGTATCTTCTTCTGTCAATAAATTTTTATCATGACTATGGTAAATCTCTACATCAAAACCTTTATCTAAGTGTCTGATTATAATAGCAGAATCTCCCTTGTTTAATTTTATTTCGTTCATAGTTTGTTCCTTGTGAATAGTGATGGCTTTCTTTTTGCAGTTTCAAAAGTAGCCACTGTTACTACAATTGCACTTATAACGAGAACATGAGCAATCGCAGTTATACCGAACACCCACATACTGCCAAAATACATAGAAAACACTATGCACCACATCCATGCTAAAACTTGCATTACCATGTGCCTTGTATTTAAATGAGGTATGTGTCGTAACGGATTTCGTTTATGATTCATGACAGACTGCCACGTATCATGTACTCCTC